GAGAGATCAAGATTGTGACAGACCGGGACGGCAAGCTGGTATGGGAGTGCCCGAACTGCGGCAACCGCGATCAGAACAAGATGAGCGTGGCAAGACGTACCTGCGGCTATATTGGAACGCAGTTCTGGAATCAGGGCAGAACACAGGAGATCAAGGAACGGGTATTACATTTATAAAAACAGGGGGACTGTGGTGTGCACGGGATTGTGCAGCCACAGTCTTTCTTTCCCTGTTGAGGAGAAAAGATATGAATTATTCGGCAATCAAATATTGTGATATTGCAAACGGAACCGGTGTGCGCACCGTTCTCTTTGTGTCAGGCTGCAGAAATCACTGCAAAGACTGTTTTCAGCCGGAGACGTGGGCTTTTGAATACGGGAATCCTTTCACCGGAGAGGTGGAAGATGAGATCATTGCCTTGAAGCCGGATTACATCCGGGGACTGACGCTGCTCGGAGGAGATCCTTTTGAACCAGAGAATCAGAAGGCGCTGCTTCCGTTTATGCGGAGAGTGAAGGCGGAGTGCCCGGGGAAGGATGTGTGGGCATACACCGGCTATGTGTTAGACCGGGATCTTGTGCCGGGCGGAAAATGCTGCACCGCAGATACCGCGGAGCTGCTTCACACGATCGATGTGCTGGTGGACGGACCGTTTGTGACGGAGCTTCATGATATATCTCTGCTGTTTAAGGGGTCTTCCAACCAGCGGGTGATCGACTGTGCAGAGTATTGCCGGTC